TGTTACATTAACTGTGACAGGTCAGTTTTTAGGATTATCTGGCAATTCAATAGCTAATTTAACACCGGTATTTAATACCTCTGGTGAGTTTATTGATGTAAGAATTAAAGATGCAGGAGCTAATTATAAAACTGCATCTATTACAATTAACGATGGCGGGGGTAGAGGTACAAGTTTACTTAACAATATCAGTAATGTAAGAATATTTAACACAGGTGCTGGATATACCACGGCTGTTATTGCTAACACAATTGCTACTATAACAACGACTGGTCTTACAAAGCCTACCTCAAATGCTTTTGCAAATTTAATATTCAGTAGTAATGCTTTAGTAGATATAGTATTAACTAATAAAGGTACTGGCTATACTACTGCTGCAAGAGCAAATACAACTATTATAATTAGTACGTCTGGTAACAGTCAACCTACATCTAATGCAACTGCTAATTTGTTTTTTGCTACCTCTGCCGTTCTAACTCCGGTACTTAGAAATGGCTCTATTCATTCTGTCTTAATTGAAGACGAAGGTACAAGATACAGTTCAAACGTTAGTACTATTATTTCAGCCATTGGTGATGGTAGTGGCTTCGTAGCTACACCCTTTATTAATTCAGCCGGTCAAGTTGAAGATGTTATTATTGAAAATCGCGGCACTGGTTATTCCTATATTAATTTAACCGTTGCAAGCGCAACTGGTACCGGTGCTAACATATTTGCTAATCTTTCAGTAGATGATATTGATACCTTACAGACAGTGGTTGAGTTGTCTGCTGTAAACGGAGGTATCCATGCATTTAGAGTTGGTAATGTTGGTAACGGATACTCTTATGCCAACGTTACTGTAGCAGGTGATGGCATTAATTTTACAGGTAATGCTGTAATAGTAAATAATACTATAAGCTATATTTCTGTATTGACCCCGGGTTCTGGTTATACTAATGCAAATGTAACTATAACGGGTAATGGAGCTAATGCAAATGTATCTGCAATACTATCCCCATATAGGGGTCATGGTAGCGATCCAGTTAGAGAATTATTTGCAGATACTTTGATGTTTACTTCTACAATAAATAATGAAAAGAACCTAGGCGTCGATGTACAGAACGACTACAGACAATTTGGTATCATTAAAGATTTAAAGCAATATGGCAATGAACGTGCGTTTGCCAATGTTATTGGAAGTGCATGCTATCTGGTAACAGTTGACACCGTTAGCGGGCTTGCTCGGGATACTATATTGACTCATTTGGTTGGTACTTCTAAGCGATACTTTGAAGTGGTTGAAGTAGTACCTGCAAGTAATCAAATATTGATTCAAAACAAAAATAATCATGATGTAACAACAGGTGATGTATTGACTGATGAGACCTCAGACTTAGACTACGCTATTACAGATTTGACAATTTCACCCACTATAAATAAATTTAGCGGTGATTTACTGTATATCGATAATAGAACATCAGTCAGTTACAGCGAACAACAACTAGTTACACTAAGAACAGTAATCAAATTATAACAGGTAAGAGATGGCGATTAATTTTAACACCGATCCGTACTATGATGACTACAGCGATACTAAAGAGTTTCACCGTATTCTTTTTAAACCTGGGGTGGCTGTTCAGGCAAGAGAACTAAACCAACTTCAAACAATACTTCAAAATCAAGTATCAAGATTTGGTAATCATGTATTTAAACCCGGTTCAATGGTTATACCGGGTAACGTTAAATTTGATAAGAACTTTAATTTTGTAAAGCTACTGTCAACATTTAACACTACTGATATTGATGTTACCAATTATCTTAACAGAGAGATGATTGGCCAGACGTCAGGAGTAAGAGCTCTGGTAATAAAGGTAGAAGAGGGTACTGTAACTGATCCCCCTACCCTCTTTGTAAAATATCTAGACTCAGGTACTAGTTTTACCTCAACAACCTTTACAGCCGGAGAAGATATTGCTACCAATGATACTGGTACCTCATATTCTGCAACTGTTTCTGCAATAACCCCTACAGGTAAATGTCTTGGTGCCAGTATCAGTAATGGGGTATATTTTGTAAAAGACCATTTTGTAAACGTATCTTCAAATACTATTATTCTAGATAAGTATCTTGCAAACTCAAATTACCGAGTTGGATTAGAAGTATCTGAGAGTATAGTTAATTCTGAAGATGATGAATCTTTATTAGATCCTGCAATTAGTACATATAATTATTTTGCACCAGGCGCCGATCGGTACAAAATTAATTTAACTCTTAGTAAAAGAAATTATTTTACCTCATCAACAAGTGATGATTTTATCGAGCTGTTAAGAGTAGTTAACGGAAGTGAAGTAAACCTTGTAAATAAACCAGGGTATAATATTTTAGCTGATGAATTAGCTAGAAGAACATTTGATGAATCTGGCGATTATACAGTAAAGCCATTTAATCTAAGATTTATTGAGCATGCTGCCACAGCGGCAAATTTAGATGGTTATGTAGGTAATGCCCAGGGTAATGCAAGTCTTTCAATTGCCGTTCTTTCACCTGGTAAAAGTTATGTAAAGGGGTATGAGGTAGAAACGCAATCAAATCGTTTTTTAACTTTTAGTAAACCAAGAGATACCGCTAACGTTACTAATGCTGTAGTTAGAACTCAGATTGGAAACTATGTTGAGGTTAAGGATCCCTTCGGAATACCTAACTTTACCTCTAATCTAATAGATGTAAATTTATTTAATAAGTATACAGCCACACCAGGTAATGCTGCTGGTACATTAGTAGGTAATGCTAAAGTCAGAGGTTTTGAAACCCCCTCTAGCAACGCTATGCTTGCCGCCTCTACTTTTAATACCTACTTATTTGATGTTAATATGAAGAGCGGGTTTACTTTTGAAAGAGATGTAAAGCAACTGTTTCATGCAAGCGTGGCCGATTCAGGTTATTCATCTACTGCATTTACTGCAAATATAGTTCCATCAACCAGTACTACTGTAACAGGGACTGTTACACTTACTAATGCTAGTAACTCTGTAGCCGGGGTAAATTCTATTTTTACTTCTGATCTTAAGGTTGGAGACTATATAAAGTTTAGCTCTGATACATCTAATTCTTATCAGGTTACCTCAGTAACCACCAATACATCTTTAACTATAGATCGTAATTACCCCTTAGCTAACGTGGTAGGTGTTAATACTACAAGAGACGAAGCAGTTATTGTTGATAATAATTTTTCATCTTATATCTTTCCAATGCCTAATAAGGTAATTAAAGAATTAAGTGATATTACTCTTCGTACAAGACGAGTGTTTTACGGTACCCTTTCTTCTAACGTTATAGCTCTATCGACTGCAGTTGGAACAACATTTGCATCTAGAACAGATCAAAACTATCTTGCAGTTGCTGTAAGCGGGGGTACTGCCGGTAAACTGTATCAAATTCAAACAGATGAAATTACCTTTACCGATGCTCCCACTAATCGTAACATAAGTATAGATTTATCCGATTACGGGTTAACTAATCAAGATGTATTAATTTATACAACTATTATTAAAAATGATCCTGTAGCAAAAGCCAAGACCTCCACCTCTTCCTCTATAACATTAACGAGTAAGAACGATTGCCAGGCTGTAGTAATACCTCTTCAAGTGGCAGATGCGTATAATTTATCTAATGTAAGAATGTCTGCTAATGCTTTCGGTACTTCTTATCTTGAAAGTAATTCAATTGATGTTTCTAGTAACTATACATTAGAAAGCGGGCAGACGTCTACATATTATGGAATATCTAAATTAAAACTTAAGCCTGGAAAACCTGCACCTACCGGTCCCATTAAAGCCCATTTTGATTATTTTACTCATGGAACTGGAGACTATTTTAGTGTTGAGTCATATCCTGATTATGAAGATATTCCAACATTTAAAGATGAAGGTATAGTTTATTCTTTAAGAGATTCAATTGATCTAAGACCTAGAATTTCTAATGACGGAATAAATTTTAAAAATACCGGCGCGGTTAGAAATGAATTTTTAGATTATGCCAGTGACTTCCAAACTGATTATTCTTATTATTTACCTAGAACTGATAAAATATACATTACCAGCGATGCTAAAGTAACCTATAAACTAGGGGTATCTAGTTTAACTCCAGTTGAACCATTAATTCCTGCGGAAGCTATGCCGTTATATGTTATTGAACACCCTGCCTATGGGTTTAACATTAACAGAGATTCTATTTTTTATTCGATTGATCAAAAACGATATACTATGAAAGATATCGGGAAACTTGAAAATCGTATTAAAACTCTTGAATATTATACTTCTTTGTCTTTATTAGAACTAGATACATCATTATTTTCTGTTAAAGATAGCTTTGGCTTAGATAGGTTTAAAAACGGGTTTGTGGTCGATGCGTTTAAAGGTCACGGTATAGGAGATGTTCGTAATTTAGACTATAATATCTCTATGGATTTTGATACTGGTGAATTAAAACCAGCGTTTAAACAAGAGAATTATAAACTTGTCGAACAGACAGCTACAGCAGAAGCTACCGCAGCCAGTAGAGCCAGTAATGGGTACACAGTAGTTAACAACGTTGCAATGCTGCAATATACTGACGCTCCATATATTGTTAATGATTTTTCAAGTTCTTCTGAAACTATTAACCCGTATGATAATTTTACCTTTACAGGGTCTATGACTTTATCACCCCCAGGTGATACATGGTTTAGTACTTCAGTAAAGCCATTAATTTACAAAGATGATGCAGGTACATATGATAGCTTTATTCCCGATGCAGTGGGAGAGGCAACGTATGGTTCTGTTTGGGAATCATGGAAACAATTTTGGTATTCTCCAACTAATAAAGATGCCGTAAAAGCTGTTCAAGGAGGAGTGGTAATTACAGATGCTAGTATTACTGGTAGCTCTACTAATGCAGTGTTTCCGTATATGCGTAGTGCATCTATTACCTTTACAGCTAATAAGTTAAAACCTAATACAAAAATGTTTGCGTTCTTTAATGAATACAATGTTACTAATTTTTGTAAGAGTCATACCACAACATCAAATATTACTGTTTCTGGTGACTTTGTTACAGATACATCAAATATTTTTACAGATGCTAAAGGATCAGTAACTGGTACTTTTAGCTATTTCTTAGATGAAAAAACACCTCGAATTCCTGTAGGTGCAGTTAAATTTAGATTAACTGATTCTTCAGAAAATAATAATAATAAAGAATCTTTTGCCGATGCTGTATTTAATGCCGGGGGATCAATATCTTATACAGAACCGCCTCCGCCCCGGGTTGTTTACCAGCCCCCAGTAGTATTTGTTGAAACTCCCGCCCCTCCTCCTCCAGCAAGTACTCCCTTACCTGTTTATCAATTTGTGTCACCCTATGTACCTACAGCAGGCGATAGCGGCGGTGGAGGGGGTGATCCAATATCTATTGGCGTCCCTGGAGATACAACACCTGTAGTTGTAACTCCACCTCCATATCCCCCTATAGGCGCCCCAATTTGTCCATCCCCTGAAATGAAAATATTAATGGCAGATGGAACATTAAAACTTGCAGGTAGTTTAATGATTGGTGATTTAGTTAAAACTCAACACGAAGATACATTTGTTTGGGGCGAATACCCAGTTACTTACTGCAGTATTATTCCTGAGGTCAGAAGAGTTAAAATCGTATTTAACGATACAGATTTTATAGGTAGCTACGATCATAAATTTTATATGGATGCATCCTCTTCCTGGGTGACTGCTAGAGAAATTAAAGTAGGTGATATAGTATCAGATAAACTCGTTGTTAGTATTGAAGAACATATAACAGGTCCGGTTGTTAAGATTACAGTTAAAGACGCACATACATATATCTGCCAGGGGCTGTTAAGTCATAATAAATCACCTCCAGAACCAAGACCTGTAGTCCCGGCTTTAGATTGGACTGTAGTTAACCATCTCTACAGTATGGGTGCTGGCGCTAATTACTCTGCTTTAGAAGCGATAGGAGTTGCTCAGAAATATAGAGATGCAGTTGCAGCTTTTGCAGCAGAACGTAATTCTTCTCTTACTGTTATACAAAACGCTGCAATAGCTAACCCAAATGGTTATGACTTTAATAGACAGACTGAAGCTAACCCCACAGGTACTACCTATAATTTCGTAAGTGGAGCTTCAACACTTGTAGGTACAGGTCCTGCAACTGATCCTGCATATATATTACCTAATGGTCTTGCAGTAACTGAATATTTAACTGCAACCAACATTCTTACATGTACGGATACAGGCGGTAACACTTTTGTAGAACAAATTGCAGCAGTATCTGGTGCAGACTTTGCTACAACTATTGTTCCAATTTATGAAGCAACTAGACAAACAGTAGCAGAAATTGTAGCAAGCGGACCTACAAGTGAAATGTTATCATTCTGGGCAGTTGGACTTGCTAATGGATCTTTTTCAAATACGACTGAAGGAATTGAAATAGCTATATCTAATTTTGCAGCAGCTCAGACTCTTTCTATTATAGAAGAGGGCGCTGCGGGTAATGCAGCTTGGAGTGTATTAGCTGATAGAGGGGTAGCTACTCAATATGAATAAGTGCAATAAATAATATTTTTAAGGAATATAATGTCTGTTATAAATGCTGACGGAGGAACAGGGCTAAGCGGTTATTCTGATACCCTGGCTCAAACGTTTTTGGTTGATAGAAGATTACTTCTTACTAAGATTGATTTATATTTTCAGCAAAAACATGATCAATTACCTGTAGAACTTACTGTAAGAAAAATAGAAAATGGTATACCCAGTCCCTATATTATAGCTAATTCTGTGGTGGTAGTTGACTCTGCAGATATTACTGTATCTGCTAATGCAAATATTGCAACCAGCTTTACCTTCCCAGTGCCTATAGATTTAGAGTCGGGTCAATACTGCTTTGCACTATCATCGGATAGCAATAAGCATAGAGTTTATGTAGGTGAGATTGGAGGGGAGGATACTGCTACAGGTTCTATTATTTTTAAACAACCTTACTCCGGTGTTATGCTCATGTCCTCCAATGGGGTAAATTGGACAGTAGATCAGACAAGAGATGTTAAGTTTAGAATATTCCGGGCTAACGTCACCTCTCTAGCTGCTACGGTAGATTTAACAGTTTCCAAGCAAACATTAAAGCAACCAACTTTTTCCTTACTGGAAAATAATCCTTTTACAGCATTTAAAGGTCAGACCGTATTAAGAGTAAATCATAATAATCACGGCTTTACAAACGGTTCAGTAGTTAAGTTTACTGGCATACCTGGACACTTTTTATATGAAGCTAATACTTTAGGAAACACCCAGTCTATAAATGGTATACCTACTACATTATTAGCTAATACTTACTTAACAGTAAGCAATGTAGTACTTAATGGGTATACGGTTGCAATTGCTGCTAATTCCTACATTACAGGTAATATAGTTGGAGGTAAATTTGGAAGAGGAGGGGTAATGGTAACAGCTCCTTTTAAATTCTCAGCCATATATCCTGCTATAAGTACAGTAACTCCTCCTAAAACATCAATTAACCATAAGTTAAAAACTACCGATACATCCTTTACAGTCAGTAATTTTGAATCGGTTAACCCAGATACTGTTTATTTTAATACAGAGAGATTAATAGTAGATAGTCAAAACGCCGCCATTTCAATGGCTGGTGCCGAGAGTTTTATATACAGGTTGGAATTAAAATCCAGTGACGGTTATTTATCACCTATGGTTAATTTACCCATGTCTAGCGCTGTTTTTGTTACACCAGATATTAACTCCCCATCAACAGCAGATAATTTAAATGTAGACCTGGTTACTATTGCAAGCGCTAACACTCTTATTTCTTTTGCTTCATCTGGGGTTGTAACAGTTGGGGGTGAACTAGAAAGAGCTAACGTAAAAACAATGATACCGGGTGCTGAAGTAACTATAACTACCTCTGGTAATGTTACTAACAATGTAACTTTTAGGTTAACAGCAGTTTCAAATCAAGGTAATACATTCAGTATTACTACTGCAAATACATTACCAGCAGGAAATGTTACAAGTATTGTTTACCGTCCAATGTTTGTTTCTGATATAGCAGCTTCCGGAAGTAGTACGCGTGCCAACTATGTAACTAGAAAAATTGAGCTCGCCACCCCTGCAACTAGTTTACTTGTTAGGTTTGCTGTCTCCCAGCCAGTAGGATCTGACGTAGAAGTATATTATAAATTACAAAACGGTAGTGAAGCAACCGGATTTGATATTAAAGAGTATACACAATTAGATCTAGGTACCATAAAAGATACTGTAGATGGTCAGTTTGTAGATATTGAAAAATTTGTAGATAGTCTGGCTTCTTTCAATGCATTTGTAATTAAAATAGTACTTAAATCTACCAGTATTGCTGCTTACCCTAAGGTAAAAGACCTGAGAATTATTGCACTAGAATGATTAATAATCCCGTTCTAAAAGTTAGGGATCACCCTACGTTATTTCGTGATCCTAAATCCAAAGCAATTTTAGTAGTTGATCAGTCTACTCGTCAGAACTATATTAATCAAAGGACCCTTGCGCAAAAAACTACTGATACTGCAGATAGTTTGCAAAAAGAAATGTCCAGTATGAAGCAAGAACTAGAGGAGCTTAAAGATATGCTTCGTACTTTAATCAGTCAATCTAAGACAGATAAATAAACAATAAATATTCAAACGAATACTGTAAGGTAATTACATGGCAACGATACTCTTAAGAACCGCTAATTCGATTTCTCATACCGGAGCTACCGTAAAAGGTACCCCTCTGACTAATTCGGAAGTGGACAATAACTTTTCTAACATTAATATTACGTTAGGAGTTCTGTCTAATTTAAGTACGACTGCCAATGCTAACCTGGTATCTGCAATTAACTCGATTACATATGCAGTTGGTTCCAGTGGTAATGTATTAACCAGTAATGGTAATGTGTGGGCGAGTACGTCGTTACCCGCCAGCGGTCTATCTTATGTAGTTAAATCTGCTAACTATACTATTAATAATAACGAAGGTGTTCTAGCTAATACTGCTCCTGGTGCATTCACCATCAC